TATGACGTATCAGGCCAACGAGGACGTACTAGACGGCGTTGAATGGTCTGCCACTTTGGACAGTCGAACCTCTAGCGTATGCCAGATTAGAGACGGGCAGATTTACCCGGTTGGCAGTGGGCCAAGACCGCCAGCTCATCCAGGTTGTCGATCGACCGTTACCCCTGTGGTCAAGCCAGAGTTCAGCCTATTCCGTGGCAACGAAACCCGCGCATCAGTAGGGGCAGACGGTGGCGGCACCAGCCAAGCGGGCAACTATTACAACTGGCTACGCACACAGCCTGCGGGGTTTCAGAACGAGGTTCTCGGCAGCACTAAGGGTAAGCTGTTTCGCAATGCTGGCTTAGACAGCAAAGAGTTCCGGCAGCTTGTATCCAATAACTTCGATGAGCCGCTGACATTGGCGCAGATCAGACTTAAAGAACCAGAGGCGTTTGAACGCGCTGGGTTATAGCTAAACGGTATAAGACAACGGGCCTGCATTAGCTTATGGTCAGTGCAGGTTTTTAATGGAAGAAAGAAATGAGCGATACCAAGTTTACTGTTACAGAATCCGGGGAAATAGACGGCTCACAGTTCAGCAGTATTGACTATGTGACCATTGGCGATATTTCAACAGAAAACGCAAGGCAGAGGTAGAGAAGTGGCCGCCCGATGTGATCAGGGTTGATTTTGCCAGGGAGTTTTACTATTACAATCTGGCTGACTGCCATAACGAAACGGTATAAAGGAGGGCAAGCAAATGAGCAGATCAATACACGAAATTCTGGAAAGCGCATTTAACGAAATCAAAGAGGCTCACGATGTTGCTGTCACTACTGCCATCTTTGACATTTGCCCGGCAGGCGGGATGGCGAGCATAGACTACCACCTGACAGGAACTAGCATTGACTGTAAGCCGTGCACGCCAAAGAAGGATTAACCGAACACCCCAGGCGCAGGTGGGGCCAATAACAGCGTCAGCCAGAGCCAACCGCATCTCCTTGGAATACCGAATAGGTGGGTGATTTGGACGGAGAAGCTACGAGACAGCTAGACCCGCAGACGCGGGCTTTTTTATGCCTATTTGTAAGTCAACGGAATGTGCTATACTGTTTCGTAATAGGCTTGTGGCCTATTATAACTTTTAGCTAGGGGCTAAAGATGAACAGATTGATGCGGATGTTGATGGTACAAAACGGCTACATGGATGAGGCTGGCGAAGATGGCGCAGCCGGTGGCGGTGGTGGAGAGTCGAAGACCTACACTCACGAAGAGATGCAGGCGCTAATCGAAGAACAGACTGGCGGTCTGAAAAAGAAAGTTGATGAGCTTTTAGGCGAGAAGAAATCCGCCAGCCAGAAAGCTCGTGACGCTGAAGAGTCCAGCCGTTTGGCAGAAGAAGCTCGGCAGAAAGAGAAGGGCGAGTTTAAAGCGTTGTACGAACAGAGCCAAGCCAGTCTTGACGAAGAGCGCAACAGCAACAAGACGTGGAAAGAGCAGATTCAATTACGTGACGTAAAAGAAAAGGCCGGGCGCATCGGTAATGATTTGGCCAAAACCGACACCAAGCGCGCCGAAGTCCTCTCAGATTACGCGGCGAAGTTCGCAAAGCACGACGGCGAGCAAGTAACATACGAAATTGGCGGCATTGAAGTATCTGCCGACAAGCTCAAAGAACACTTGACGAAAGAATACCCGTTTTTAGTTGATGGTAACGGTTCAAGCGGTGGCGGGGCCACAGGCGCACGCGGCGGTGCTGCAAGCGATAAAACAGCAAAGCGATCACAATTTGACTCAATGGGTCAGGTTGAACGATCAAAGTTTATCAAAGGCGGCGGCAAAGTTGTCGCGGACTAATTAACCAAAGGTAAAGCCCCATGTCCAATACATTGACCAATCTGGCAGCCGATATTTATATCGCTGCTGACATCGTAGGCCGCGAGCTTACAGGCGCATCCTCAAGCGTCACCCGCAACGTCGCTGCTGAACGCGCTGCTGTCGGTGATACTGTGCGCTCGTTCTTCACTAACCAAGCCACTGCGATCACCCCAAGCCCTTCTATGACTGTCCCGGAAGGTACTGACCAGGTTATCGGCAATAAGGTTTTGACCATCTCCAATGACCGCGCCGTACAAATTCCTTGGCGTGGCGAAGAAATCCTAAGCGTCAACAACGGCAGCGGTTTTGAAACCATTTACGGCGATCAGATCCGTCAGGCAATGCGCACCATTGCCAACGAGATTGAATCATCCCTTCTCGTAGAAGCGTATCAGAACGCATCTCGTGTTGTCGGTACCGCTGGTACTACTCCCTTTGGCACAAACTTTGATGTTGTAGCAGAAGCCCGTCAGATTCTTGTCGACAACGGCACTCCGATGGACAACAACGTAACGGCGGTACTAAACACACTGGCCGGCACAAAGCTGCGCAACCTAGCGTCATTGCAACGTGTTAACGAGGCCGGCAACGACAACTTGCTGCGTCAGGGTACATTGCTTGACTTGCAACAGATCATGCTGAAAGAGTCTGCCGGTATCCAGAGCCACACCAAGGGCACAGGTGTGAACTATGACACCAGCGCGGCTTTGGCTGTTGGCGCTACTGTGATTCCTGTCGACACCGGCACCGGCACCGTAGTACCTGGCGATGTTGTGACATTTGCCGGCGATGCTGTAAACAAGTACGTTGTGGCCAAGGCGCTGACTGGCGGTAACTTTGTTATCTCTGAGCCCGGCATCCGTGTAGCAATCGCTGACAATGCCGACATCGTTGTAGGCAACAACTACACCGGCAACGTCGTGTTTCATCAGGCCGCAATCGAGCTGGCAATGCGTCCGCCTGCCAAGCCTGCCGGTGGCGATGCTGCTGTCGATGAGCTGCTGGTTCAAGACCCTAACTCTGGCATGGTGTTTTTGATCAGCTCTTACATCGGCTACCGTAAAGCGATGTTTGAAATTGCCGCAGTCTGGGGTGTCAAAGCCTTCAAGCCTGACTTCATCACAACCGTTATGGGTTAATCTGAAAGTGGCGTAAACTAAGGGGGCGGCATTTGCTGCCCCTTTTTTATAACGGGGTGTTATGATGCAACTTGTAAGCAAACCAAAGAAAGGGCGCAAATCTAATGTTGAAAAAGCGCAAGGGGAAAAAGAAGCCACCCTACGGAAAATGACACGCGACGGGGTGAGCGCTGACGTTCACCCCGATGAAGTCGAACACATGAAGCTACACGGCTGGGTATAGCATGGCAACAATAATTGTAGAAAATGGAACAGTAGTTGCCGGGGCCAACAGCTACGTAAGCGAAGCAGATTTGACAGCGTACGCCTCAGACCGAGGCTTAACGCTAACCGCTGCAACCGATGCGCTAATCATTAAAGCCATGGACTACATCGAAAGCCTGTCGTTTATCGGTGACAAGCACAAAGAATCCCAGCCGCTACAGTGGCCGCGTGATGAAGTCTACATTGACCGCTATTACATTGAGCGCGAAACCATACCCAAAGAGCTAAAGAACGGCGTCTATACTGCGGCTTTGGCAATTGATGCAGAGCTTGACCCGCTTCGGATTATAGAGCGAGCAACCAAGCGCGAAAAGATGGACGTTATCGAAGTCGAGTATGCAGATAGCGCAGCCTCTCAGACCATTGTTCGCACCATTAGCGCAGCCCTGTACAAGATACTTCGCCCAGGCGGTCATGGTTCTAGCGCGTTCCGTGTGGTGCGTGTATGAGCGTTTTTTTCTTGGAGAAAACCAATGAGAAATAGATACAACGGTTTCGACACAAACTTAATTGAGGTAACGGTAAGAGGCGGTGTAGGATGCGGGAAAAGCGAGGTTTTGGAGGTGATCGCTAACGCCCTAAATGAGTTCTACCGAAACGGGTCAACGGTTAAAATGGCCGGGGAATGCTGCAAAGGCGCTATAGAAGAAGCGGAAACAACAGGTCAGTCAGCAAAAAGAAGCCCGACAGTGTTTGTTCTTTACGAAAAGATGCCGGGCCAAGAGTGAAGGCCGAAATAC